TTTATACCAAGTTAGTAACTTAGGTAGAGTTAAAAGCCTTTGTTATTATGGTGGTAAAAAAGAAAAAATAATAAAAGGTGGTGTTAACCCACAAGGTTATATAATAATTGGGTTGAATAAAAATAATAAAAGAACTAGCTATACAGAACATAGGCTTGTTGCATTAGCTTTTTTAGATAATCCTAATAATTACCCCGTAATAAACCATAAAAACGGAATAAAAACAGATAATAGAGTAGAAAACTTAGAATGGTGTACATATCAACAAAACACTATACACGCTTTTGAAACAGGGTTAAAATTTGGTTATAAAGGCGAAAAACATGGTATGTGTAAACTTACAAACGACCAAGTATTAGCTATTAGAGCAGACAATAGACTTCATAGAATAATTGCAAAAGAATATAATGTTGATAGGTCAACTATTGGTTATATAAAAAGCAAAAAACTATGGAATCATATATAAATTATCATATTGAAGTCTGTAAGTCTCCCGTTCCTGTAATCGTAGCTGTATAAGTTACCTCTGTTTCAGTTCCTGCATTTACCTCTAAACTTTCAATGTAACCCAACCCATTAAAATAAATATCTGTGTTTGTAGGGTCTGCTATGTTTACTTCTAATTTTGCTCTATTGTTATAAGCTGTTACAAGTTCCGAAATACCCTCATCACTTCCAGTAGGTTGCCAATCTACTAATGCTTCACAAGTTACGCTAAAAGACCTTACACCGGGTAAGAACTCTGAATTACCCAAACTTTGTTTACAAGTTACATCTATTAACTCTGTTGTAAATGATACATCTACACTACGTTGACAAGCTATTGGCTCTCCTGTTGCTGCATTAAATAACAGCATATCACTTCCATTAAAAATCATACTTCGTATACATTAAATTTAAACCTTGTTGTTCTTTCTACTATTCTACCATCTTTTATTAAATAGTCATTAGTATTAGTAGAATCCATTTGTACGCTTACTAACTGCCAATAAGGGCTTAAATCAAAGTACCCTGCTTGTCTAGTTCTTACTAATTGCGTAATCTCATTCATTATATTATCTACTGTCAATTTACCACCATAAGAGTTTCCAAATAAGGAAACTGCTGTAATATCTAAATAGCACTCCTGACCATAAGATTGTTTACTACCCTCTCCAATTTCAGTAGAAGTAAAATTACCTAATAAGATATAAGGCTTCTCTGCACCTGCTGGAACTGATACTGAATCGTAAACAGATACTTCTGTACCATTTGATGTAATAGCTTCATTTAGCCTATCAAATACTACCTTTCGTATCAATGATGATATATCTCTCATATTACAAATATACTAAAAATCTTAGCAATTTTAAGCTGAATACCTTTTAACTATTTTCTTTACGTTTTCTAAAAACTTTTTACGTTCTCTGATGTATGCAGGTGTTATATATGGCATACTCGGTAGCCTACCTTGACCATTTACATAGTATTGCCTAGCAAGGTCTTTAATGTATTGTGGGTTTGTTCCTAAGAAGTATGCTGCAAAATCCCCTGTACCAAATTCCATATAAGCAGCTAATTTAGGATTTGTATTATGTGCTGCTGAAACTAATTGAGTAAACCCATTATCTTCTGGTATTCTTTTTATTGTTATTCCATCAGGTTTGTATTGATTAGCACTTAACTCTATTTGAGTAGCCCTAATTAAAAGTTCAGCCTTTACATCTCGTGCAAAGGCTTCCCCTTTAGTTTTTAAACCTCTGTAAACCTTATTCAGGTTTGTTACTGTTACTTTCTTTGCCATCTAATTGTTGTAACTTATTTACTACGTGCTGCAAAGTTTCAGCTAATGCTGCTGATTCTACTAATGTAAATAAACCTGCTTTGTTTGCTGCATTTAAAGCAGCGTTTAAATTGTTGATTATTGTTTCTGTGTTCATATTTATTTTTTTTCAAATATACTAAACTATCTTTAAAGTTCCACCATCGTTCCAAATATCCCCTGCACTTAATCCTGCTGCTGATGTAGGTATTGATGCGATATTTACAACTCCAGTTGATTTAACTTTAAATTGACCACCAGTTGCAGTTGATAAAATTAACTCGTTACTTGCATTTGTAAAAATCTCACTATTTGCACCATTATCTGGTCTATTTAATGCTAATACACCACCAGATACAGTTCTAAAACTTGCTGCGTTAACACTACTTGAGAAGGTGGCTGCACCTGATGAAGCTATTGTAAGTCTATCATTATCTCCATCAGTAGCTAATCTTAGTCCCATACCAATGCCTGATTGTATTTGAACGTGAGTATCAGATAATCCGTAGTTTGGATTTAATAATAATGTTTTTGATTGCCTTGTAAATGAAGCATAGTCTGTCGTTGATAATATCCCATTCACCCTCGCACTACCCCCTATAATAAAGTGTTCGCTTGTGTCGGTAGCGTTGTTAGTTATTATCTGTCCATCTGCTTCAATAGATAGCCTTGTAATATTTGATGTTGCAAATTTCAAACCATGTGCTGTTGCAACTTGAACACCAGCATATCCAGTGTCATAAGTAGGATTTAAGTAAACAAAAACTCCATTTTGAGATGCTAATATTTGACCATTAACTCTCGCACCACCCCCAACAATAAATTGTTCGCCTGTGTCGGCTGCTTGATTAGTTTGAATACGACCATCGGTTGCATTGATACCTAAGTATTCAGAGCCATTCATCATTAATGACACTCTATGGTTTGATGTAGTTCCTATATATGCACCTGCTGTCGCAATACTTAATACACCAGATTGAACCGTTCCTGCTACTGTTCGTATTGCACCTATACTTGTAGAATTTGTATTGTCAGTATTTGAAACTAAAAATTCTGTCGTAGCATTTTGATTTAAGTGTACTGATGTGTTTCCATTAAATCTACCTGTACCCCCAAATATATGTGTTTCGCCTGTGTCGGTAGCACCGAATGTTATTAGTTCTGTCGCACTTGCAGTAAGGCTTTTAATCGTTGTAATATTAGTAGAACCTGCCCAAGTTGATAAAGCAGTATTCTCTACGTTACCTAAGCCAATGTCGGCTTTAGCAAGTGTTACTATTCCCATATATCCATTCACAGAAACTACTGCATCGGTATTATCTACTTTTTGCCAAGCAGTCCCATCGTATATAGCCCAATCGCCTAACTTCCAATCTGTAATACCATCTAAGTTAGTAGAACCAGCAACTGTTACAACATAGTAATACCCCTTAGTTCCTACACCACTTGCTAAACTCGGACTATTGGTAGATGCGTTCCACACGCCTTGAAAGTTTACACTTCCTACTACTGCGTTTATTTGGTTTTGTGCTTTACCTAAGGCTGTTAATATTGAATCTGTTGAAACAATAGCTGAACCCGAAACACTTAAGCCAGTTAATGGTTGACTTGTAACCTCTGAATTTGTAGAGTAATAATCAGTAGAATCTACCGAGCCATCTGCTTTTAAAAATTGTGCTGATGTTCCACCTGATTTAATAATAGCATTTGCTGTAATATCATTAGCACCTAAATTTACATCGGTAGTAGCACCAGTATAAGGTACATAAGCACTTGAAAAGGGTACACTTGCTAAGTCAGTAGTTATGTTATAAGCTACCAATTCGCCATTAGCTGTATTATAAGCATAATCACAAATAGTATTAGCTGTTAAGCCTTGAACTAACAATGATAATGTACTACTTACTGCATTTGTAATTCTGTAAAACTTACCCCTTACTAATTCACTAGCACTTATTAAAGTCTGTAAGTTTGCTTTAGTTATATCTTCTACTAATAAATTTTCAGCTAAAATCTCTCCATATTGAGTAGGATTACCCATCAATATTATATCTCCTTTTTCTAACTTAATATTTACACCACCATCATTAAATCTAGGCATATCCTTTATATTTAATTATTTACACTTATTTTATCTCCGTTTCCATCTGTAATGAACTCTAAGTTTTCATTATACAAATATAAGTCATTTGCATCATCTACATAGCATTTAATCACAAACTCTCGGTATCTTTCCATCACATCTATTATAGAATGTATAACAAATGTTTTGTTATTATATCCTAGTTTATTTTTTTTATTTAACATAGGATAATCATCGTATCTTAACCTTATTTCATAAAGTTGCTCAATGATTATCTGCTGTGCATCTTGACCTCTACTGCCACTTATACCTTTAATAGAACCCCAAACAGTCCTATCTGTACTCCACGTAGCTACACTACCACCATAACCATCTGGTACGTTAGAAAAACTACCTATATCTATTCTATTTCTTAATTTACCTGCTCTCATTAGAACCCTAATAAAGTGTTTCTACTAAATCTACTTGCTAACATCTTAGCCTCGTTGCTTAATATCGTAGCACTATCTGCTAAAATATAATTTTCTCTATTCTCGTATGATGTACTTACCTCTTTTAATATAGCCTCTTTTAATGCCTTTGGTAAGGTTGTAAATCCTGCTACATACTGAACTATTACACCATCAAAACTAAAGGCTTCTATTTGCTTTACTTCTAATCCCTTACTCTCATAGGTCAAAGCAGTTAAATCATCGTTTACAACGCTTGTAATGGATTGTATCGGGCTATATGGTAACTCCTGCCAACCATTTAACTCATTCCATCTTACTTTTAGCGTTTTAGTGCCAAAAGACCTATTTGTAAAACCCTCTAATCTTTGCCTTGCTGATGTAATCAATTCGCCAATTAATGTATCTTCTTCATTATTGCTAATTCTCATATAATTTTTAGCTTCCTGTACCGTTACTGGCTCTGTTGCTAAATCTGTTATTACTACTACTTCCATTTTTTTATGCTGTAAGATTTTCTAAGTCTGATTGTGTTAATGCTGTGTTAAAATATTGTGTAGCTATTATTCCATCTTTATCAGGACTGCCTGTACCTGCCACGCTACCTAAGTCTAATCTAATAAAGTTACCAAATAACCCTGCACCAATATTTGCTAATATTCCTGAATCAAATAAAGTACCATCTATTACTATAATATAATCAGCAGTAGCACTATCAAATGATACACCTACGTTTACTATTCCATTACTTAAATCTGTTGTACTATATGTATCTTGGTCAGGATTGTTATACCAAGTAAAATGCAATTTAGGGTTTGAATCTGTATAAATAGCAAAGTAATAGTCAGTAGTACCATCACTTAAAGCTAATAAAGGCTCATCTGCTGAACTACCTATGTTATTTAGTCTTACTCTCATCACTACACTCCAATCAGCATCGTTATATCCATTAACTGTATTGTAACATACATCTTTAGGGCGTGTTACGCTTGTTGTAGTTGTAGGTATGTAAGAAGTAGCGTATTCTGATTTCTCTAATTGTGCGCCCCAAAGATAAATAGTTCCTGTTGATGCAGTAGATGATGCTCTCCCAGCTACTAATGAATCAACAAAGCATAAAAATGGCCCATCTGAATTTGATGGTTGATTAATGTAAATATCTATTCTTAACCAATTATCTGTATATTCTATTATATTAGAATCAATAGCACCACCATATTTATTTGTTACTAAATCCTGTAAATCATAATTAGCATATTCTCCTATTCCACTAAATAATATTTGAATATACCTTTGTGTTCCCTTTTTTACATAAAAGGAACATACGTGTTCATTATTAAATACTGAAATTGATTGATATATATATTTAAACGCAGTACCAACACTACCAGTTAAAGTGTCTGCTGTTGTACTTCCATCTGGTGCTGTTGTAGAATTTGCTGTTATAGTTATATCTCCTTTTGTCCAACTT